ACGACCTGGAGGACGTGGCCGACGATCGCAGTCCTCAGCAGCATTACGACGACACGATCTACACGATGCTGGAGTACCACATCGATTACCACATGCCCTGGGACGAAGACTCCGACATCGCGCCTCCATACGTGATCACGGTCGAGGCCGAGTCTCGCGAGGTCATGGCAGTGCGCCGGAACTGGAAGCACGACGACCCGCTGATGAAGAAGCGGATCTGGTTCACGCATTACAAATATCTCCCTGGCCTTGGTTTCTATGGCTTTGGCCTACTCCACATAATTGGCTCACTAGCGAAAGCAGTCAGCGGTGGCATCCGTGCCCTGCTCGACAGCGCAGCAGTGGCAAACTTGCAAGGTGGCTTCAAGAGCAAAGAAGCCAAGATTGCTGGGGAGATTCGATTTACACCAGGCGAATGGATCGATGTCGATATGTCCGCCGACGAGTTGGAGAAAGCATTCTTCAACCTGCCGGTCAAGGAGCCATCGACTGCACTCGCCAACCTGGTACAGACACTCGTAGATGAGGGCCGGCGATTCGCCACCACGACTGAGAACATGGTCGGTGATGCGTCCAACACTGGCCCGGTGGGCACGACCCTGGCGCTGATCGAGCAGGGCTCGAAGGTGTTCAGCGGCATTCACAAGCGCATGCACATTTCTGCCAGGCAAGAGTTCAAGATGATGTCCACGTTGAACTACGAGTTCATGGACGTGGAGGAATATCCATACGAGGTCCAGGGTGAGGAACGCACGATCCTGAAGTCGGACTTCGATGGTCGCGTAGACATCATCCCGGTCTCTGATCCGAACATCTGGTCAACGACGCAACGCATCGCGCAGAACCAGGCGATACTCGAACTGATCACCGCGGATCCGGAGTTGTATCCGAAGAAGCAGCGGAAGATCGCGCATCGACGCATGTATGAGGCAATGCGGATCCCGGACATCGACCAGATCCTGCCGGAGGATAAGGATTCTCCGCTGGATCCGGTGAGCGAGAACATGGGCTTCATGACCGGAGCCGCGGCGACCGTGTATCCACTCCAGGATCACGAAGCGCACATGGCAGTTCACACGAACTTTGCACAGCAACAGGCCGCGGAGAATCCTGACCTGGTTGCCAACCTGGAGCCGGTGATCCAGGCGCACATCATGGAACACAAAGCCTACGTCTATCGGGCCCAGGTCGAGGCTGAGCTGGGTACGCAACTGCCGTACATCAACCTGGACGATCCGACCGAGAACGAAGATCTGCCACCTGACCTGGAGAAACTGATCAGCCAGGCTGTGGCCAAGAAGCTCAAGCCTCCGCCTCCGCCTGCACCGTCACCGGAAGAACAGGCAGCGCAGGATGAAGCTCAGCGCAGAGAAGATGAGGCCGACCTGGAAGTCATCGGTAAGATCGAGCGTGGCCGGGCAGAGACAGAAGCCGGCATCGAGCGCAAGTCTGAGGAGTCCGAAGCGGAGCAGAAGCGCAAGGACAAAGAATCTGATGCTGAAGGAAAACGCAAAGACAAAGAATCAAGAGCCGAAGTTCGCCGCCTGGACAAGAAAGCTCGCGCTCAAGCCACCTTTGGGAAGGGGCCTGTGAGCGCACCAACCAGCAAGACCAGCAAGAAACGGAAGAAGAAGCGTGGCACTAGCAAGTCCTAAAGAGATACGTGCAGCTCGCGCATTTTTGCAACGCAAGGGTGTGCGATCGGCAGATATTCCGCCACGCAAATTCGCAAATTCAGCAAGGGAACTCAACATGGGATTTCGAGAGTTGCTACGTTTGATCTCCAGGCTATACTCCGGTGGTCAAGGGCAGCAGCAGTTCCGCATGAGTGTGATAGCTGCGGAGGCTGAAGCAGAAAAGGGGTAAGCGTCGAGCCCGTAAGATCGATGCGAGCTGAGGAGATCTGTCATGACAGATTATGAGAAGTATCCAAAGCCGAGCGCCGACAAAACGCTGGGAGAGAGTGCGAAAGATGTAAGCACTGTCAAAGGCGGAGGTCAGCATTCCGTAGCCGGGACAATGGGTAAACACCAGAAGACCGGAACAGGTGCAGATGGTGTCGGTGGCAAGGGCAAAGGAAGTTACTAATGAAAGCGCCAGGGTGTAAGCCGCCGAACCAGGGACACACCAATGCCACGAAGCCGAAAGCCAGGAAGTCTACGGCCAAGGGAACGATGGGCACAGGTCAGGTGAAGGCCAAAGCTCGTGGAGCGATGGGCAAGAACCAGTCAACTGGAGACGGTGAAGCCTTTTAACCAGCCAGGAGGATGATATGTCTGCATTGAGAATCGCAGAACTCATCCTCAACCGAAGCAGGGAGCGCCTGGAAGAAAATCATATCCAGATGGATAAGGGCCTGGGACACGATCAGTACATGAAGCTCTGCGGAAAGAATCAAGAGCTTCGCTGGATCCAGGACATCACCAGGGAGTTCCTTGCAAAAGTCGAGGGAGAGGAAGAATTGGATGAACTCTGAAGCGGAACAATTAGAGACGCAAGACGCGACATTGTTGGACACGTTTGAACCGAAGGAATATCCAGGGCAGATGGATCTGTGGCGCATTGCGGTGCAGATTGCTGAGCCTCCTGACTTGAGTGCAGGCGGAATTGTGATTCCGGATGAGTACAAGGATGACCAGGAATTCGCTTCTTACGTGGGACAGGTTCGATCGATGGGACCGTTGTGCTACACGGCGATCACCAGGTCGCAGATGGATCTCAAGAACGCGCATGGATGCCAGGTTGGCGATTGGGTGCAGTTTGGAGCGCATGATGGCGAGCGATTACGAACGCAGGATGGCACCCTCTGGGTGATACTTTCTGACACGCAGGTTATGTGCGTGACGGAGACTCCTGATTTGTTCGATTGCATGTCCCTTTGACAGGAGAATTGCACGGAGTATTATCAGCGACACTGAGTCGTTGCGGACTAGGAGAGCGAGGATGGCTAACACGCAACGGGACAAGATCGAGTACGATTTTGAGGATCTGAGACGGAACGAAGATCCATTACCAGATAACGTACTTGATCAGCTTGGCCTCGAAGAAGCGGATCTGACTGAGGATGAGCGTCAAGAAGACACAAGAGCCAAGGATGGCAGCGAGGAGTTGGAGGAAGAAGCGGAAGCTGAGTTGGACGATGATGGAGAATACAGTCCAGCGAAAATGACGAAGGCGATGCGGAAGCGCATTGTCGGTGTCCAACGAAAAGCGAATCGAGCGATAGCTGACGCCAAAGAAGAAGCCGGCGCAACAATATCCAAACTCGAACAACGCATCGTTGACCTGGAGAAGGCAGGGAAGACTGATGAACTCGAAGATGAGTTCAGCGGCAAGCTCGATGACATTGAGTCAAAGATCGAAGCTGCGATGGAGGCTGGAGACAGTAAGTTAGTCTCACAGCTCACCAGGGAGATGTCGGAGATTACAGCCGACAAGCGCGATCAAAAGCGCGAGCTGGAGCGTAAGGGCCAGGATGATTTGGAGGATGAAGAACAACCTCCGAAGATTATTCCCAGGGCCGCTGAGTGGATTAGAGATCAGGAGTGGTGGGACGACGAAGAACTCGGACACGTTCGAGCCTACGTCCGCAAAGCCGACATGGCTTTGCAAAAGAAAGGTTACAAGCCCACCGACGATGATTTCTATGAACGGCTCGAAAGCCTGGTCGAGGAAAAGTACCCAGGTGTCGTGGAACACACGATGTCTGAGGAAGAAGATGAAGACTTGGATCTCGACGAAGACGAGTATGAAGACGAGGATGAAGATGAGTTCGCTCAGGTTCCCTCGAAGAAATCTCGTCGCAAGGCGAAGAAGAAGCGAGCCCGGAGAAGGAGCCCGGTGTCAGAAGGTGACCGCGGAGGTGTGGCCAAGACGAAGAAGAAGCGCAGGGCAAGCAGAGAACGAAAGCTCACTGCTGCAAGGGTCGCGAACATGAGGACGTTCGGTATGGATCCTGAGAATCCTGAGCATGTTGAAGCGTACTTGGATAACAATCCGTAGGAGAGCGAGATGGCAGCATCAGCAAAAGATCAAGCCAGGAAGGCGACAGAGAAGCGACGGTCTCAATCGTCGCAGGGAAAAAAGGAATCTGGTGAGCAGAAGAATGCTCCTGAACAAATAACGCACGGAGATGAAAAGGTCCATGAAGCGGAGAACATGGACAGGGAGATGGATGAGCTTTACGACACGGAGTCAGACAATGAAGTCACGGAATGGCGCAGACACTCAGATTTAGATGCGCCACCTGCCAGGAAAGGCTATGCGAATCGTTTCATTCGGATACGACTGGGAACGGTTAGAGATACTGCCCGGCTGAGAAATGCACTACGAGAAGGATGGAGACCTGTCAAGGCATCAAGCGTGTCAGATCGTTCACTACCGACCATCAATATCGACCAGCACGGAGAAGTCATCGGTGTAGAGGATTTAATCCTATGCGAGATGCCTGAAAAAGTTCATAAGCAGCGGAAGAAGTTTTACCGTGATAAGCAGCGACGACAAAATCAGGCTATCGAGCGCCAACTGAAGGGTGTGTCCAGGGAAGACGTGGCAGGCTTCGGCCCCATCGAATCCACCAGGCATACCAGGGTTTCGGCAGCACCTTCGCGACAAGTGGAGGTTGCCGATGATGATTAAGAACCGGAGGTATCCGAATGACAAACGTGGATCGACCGTTTGGCTTTACAGCCACTCGCCACGGTGCAGGCGGCACCCCCATGAGGCTAGGTTCGTATGAGATTGCGAACGGTTTAGCGTCAGACATCTTTGCAGGCGACCCTGTTGTCCTGCTTGGATCTGGCCGAACCATCGATCTCGCGACAGCCGGTAATGGACTCCTGATCACAGGAATCTTTGCCGGTGTGCGATATACCGATGCCAATGGGGATGTTCAGTTCAAACCGAACTGGGTAAGCGGCACCGTTGGTACTGGATTGCAGCGTGGTGAAGACAATCCAGAAGCCCTCGTTTACGACGACCCAAGGAGTGAGTTCGTCGTACAGGTCAGCTCAGCAAGCGGCCTGGTAGCAGCAGATGTTGGTCAGTTAGCCAACTTTGTTGCTGGATCGGGGAACGCATTTACAGGCCGATCAGCGGCTCTCCTTGACCAAACAACACTGAATCCATCAGCGAGACAGTTGCGTATTCTTGGTCTGTCGAGAATCCCTGAGAATGACTATGGACAGTATGCGAAGGCTCGCGTTCTGATCAACAATCATAGTTACGGCCAACTAGCAGCAGCGGGAGTCTAATCATGGCTATGAATCGAAGTGACTTTCGCAAACAGTTGCAGGAAGGCTTAAACGCAGTCTTCGGCATGGAGTACAAGCGGTATCCAGAGGAGTGGCGCGACATCTTCGACATCGAGCGATCGATGAAAGCATTCGAGGAAGACGTGTTGCTCGCAGGATTCGCTGGTGCGCCAGTCAAGCCTGAAGGCGAAGGCGTGGCATACGACCAGGGCGCTGAAAGTTACGTGGCCCGGTACACTCATGAGACGATCGCTCTGGCGTTCGCTATCACTGAGGAAGCCGAGGAAGACGGACTCTATGGCAGCCTGGGCAACAAGTATGCGAGAGCCCTTGCACGATCTCTCCAGCACACCAAGGAAGTCAAAGGTGCTGACATCATCAATAACGGTTTCGACGCAGGTTTCCTTGGCGGCGACGGAGTACCGTTGTTCTCAGCAAGCCATCCGCAATTCGGTGGTGGAGTCCAGGCGAACACCCTGGCGACACCTGCCGATCTCGCGGAAGCGTCTCTTGAGCAGGCGGCGATTGACATCTCCGAGTTCGACGACGACCGTGGCATCCCGATCGCAGCACAGATCACGAAGCTCATTGTTCCAACCGAGCTTCAGTTTGTTGCAACGCGCATCTTGATGTCGCCGTATCGCACGAACACTGGCGATAACGACATCAATGCCATCTACACCCTGGGCACGGTTGGCGACGGATTCTGCGTGAATCATCGCTTGACCGATCCAGATCAGTGGACACTCAAGACGGACTGTCCTGATGGCCTGAAACACATGCTGCGTAAGAAGGTTTCTCGTGGAATCGAAGGCGACTTCGAGACCGGCAACCTTCGTTACAAAGCTCGCGAGCGGTACAGCTTCGGCTGGTCCGACTGGCGCGGTGCGTATGGCTCGCCAGGTGGCGCGTAAGAGATAAGGTCAGGGGTTAAATCTCCAACCTGACTTGAACGGGAGATCCTGGCTGGAACATGGCTTTGCGCCAGCCAGGTGATCCTTTTGTTTGACTAACGAGCAATGGACTGCTCTGCCCTGGAGGGCTGTTATGAGTAGGCACACAATCACACATGCCGATGAGATCTTTATCGGTGATCCACAGGCAGGTGGAATCAACGGCGCAAAGCGCGGCGTTGAAGTTGCACCTCTGCATCAGCAGAAGATCCTTGCGCCGATAGCTGGCGACGTGGATGGCCTGGTAACTGCGGCAGGATCCGGCGCGACAGCGGCTGCCGGCGATGTACCGATCGATGGCGCATTCTTGAATGCGACCACCGGCTTCGGTGACATCAGCACCGCACGTAATCTACAGATCGTCTCAACCAATGCCGGCGACACAACGCAGGTATTGACCATCACTGGTCGAGACATCGTGGGCAATCCCCAGGTCGAGGAAATGACAGCAAACGGCACCACGCCGGTTGTTGGTCTGAAAGCATTCTCGGTCGTCGAATCGATCAGTAACTCGGTCGTCTTTGCAGGTAACCTCACGGTTGGCACTAGCGTCACGCAAGCGAACATCAAACTTGGTCTTGACGCTGGCCTGGAAAGCCTTTTCGACGCAGTTCACGCCTTAACTGGCGCGGCTGTAGTCACAGAGGAAGGCGGAGCGTTCGCGGCTGCTGACAGCACATCGCCAGCAACGGCAACCACAGGTGATACGAAGGGCACCTACACTCCGGCTGTTATTCCGAATGGCGCTTTGAACTACATCCTGTGGTATCACCCGGATCTGACGAAGGATGGTTACGGGCAGAACTACGCAGGCTAACTAGGGGAATGACATGAGACAAAATGTCTTACAAATTGACCCCTACGCAGCCGCCGATGCAGACCTGGTAGCGGTTTCACAGACGCCGGCAGCGGGAGGCGAACAAGCCCTCACGCTTACCAGCTCTGTGGTCACAATGGATACACCGAGGCAGGTGGTATTCACTTTTGCTGCGAGCGAGGTGGGCAAGTCCTTCCTGGTTAGCGGCACGAGGCGTGATGGCAAGCAACTCGTCGAGGCTGTGGCCGGAACGGCTGCTACAGCAACTACGGTTCAGGCTTTTGCCACTGTCACCGAGGTCTTGATCGATCAGGATTCGGCTGGTGCCATCGAGGTCGGAACGGCTACGATCGTTTCGACTTCCTGGTTGCCACTCGATTACATCGTCACTGACTTCAAGGTTGGCCTGGTGATCACGATCGGTGGTGCAACGGATGTCTCAGTCGAACTGACGCTATCGAATCTCTTGTCCTGGAAGGGTAACTTTCCAACTCCGCCTCACAGCGGAGATGCTGGCTCGAAATTCGGTAGGATCTATCCGGTTGTGAATCCAATCGATCACGATACGCTGGTGAACATCGCTGCTAACACGTCAGGCAATATCGCCTTTCCGGTGACTGCTGTGCGTCTCGTCTCGAATGCGATAGTGGTAACTACTCCAGTGTTGATGGAGGTCTTGCAGGCCGGTCATTCAGGGGGTTAATCATGTCAGTTACGGGCACGTACATACTTGACCCGATTCTGGCTGATTACACCGACGAAGCGGTTGAGAGAGCTGGGCTGGATCTCCAGGAGATCACGGCCCAGCATCTCATCTCGATCCGTCGATCGGTCGGCTTCGTGCTGTCAAGGTGGTCGAACAAAGGTGGTCGCCAGTGGACGTTTGAGCAGTTTGTTCATCCGACCACTGTTGATGAGAACGTCTTTGATCTGCCGGTAGGCACCATCCAGGTGCAGACTGCTGTGCTGCGTCGTCAGGGCACGGACACGGAGATGTATCCCATCTCCAGGTCAGACTATCTAATCATCCATGACAAGGCTCTGCGTGGCAGGCCGGATCGATACTTCGTCGATCGTCGTCGCGACACACCCAGCGGTGCGAATCCTCCGCAAGCGTTCTACTGGCTGGCTGCTGAAAATGACACTGATGAGATCATCATGAATGTCTGGAAGCAGATCCAGGATCCTGGTAACGCGCAGAACACAATCGACATTCCATTCCGTTTCCAGGAAGCGTTCGTTGCTGCTATCGCGGCAAAGGTAGCTCAGAAATACAATCCTGAGCGGTTCGTGGACCTGATGACGGAATCAGAATTGTTATTCAAGGAAGCTGACGATGAAGATGCAGATACGGCACCGATGGTTCTGTCCGTCAATTACGATCGTTTCTATGGGAGACGGTGATGGCAAGTAGATCAAATTTAACAGGACGACCTGCTCCAGGTGGTGTGCTGAATCGAGTGATGAATCCAATGAACCGCGGATCCGGGCCGAAGATCACTGCTCCTGGTGAAGCGGAAGTTGCAGCAACACCTGAGACAGCAGCACAGCAAGGCGGAGGAGGTTTGAGCGGAATGGTTGCGAGAGCTGTGACTGCCAGCAAAAATAGGCAGGCAGAGTTGGCAACCAGAGCTGTGAAACCCCAGGCCCCACCGCAAGCTCCGGCAGCAGGCCCGAGACGAGAACCACGACGACGACGACCTGACAGGCAGCAAGCTGGCCTGGCGCAGGTTGGCACGAGCCAGGCAGAGATGGCTGGTGAAATAGATCCGCTGAGCCGGAGAGCATCATTGTCAGATCGAATGGCAAGGGCTCAAGGGACGCTGGCAGAGCAGGCAGCCGAAGCTGAGGTCGGTGGCACCAGGACAGAGAACTCCGTCACTGGGCCATCACTAAATCGTTCCAGGCGACCTGGCCGCACACCTTACAGGCGATAGTTATGGCGCTTGGATCCGCATACGCCAAAGGGAAATGGGCACTGGGCGAATGTCAACGCTCAGGTCGCAAGATGTTGCTGCGGAACATGGTGGCCGATGGATACTATCCGAACCTGATCGTCGATCCTGAGTGGTACGAG